CGGACCCCATCACCGCACCAGGTGACGTTCCAATTTTTTGGGACATTGCCGAGGCAGCAAACACTCCACAAGGGGCAGAGCATGCCTGAAGCATCTGACTCCTACCCAACCGATGAGCGTGCAATCCAATGGCAACGTGAGCGCGAAGAAATCCGCTCCGAAATCCGCGAAATGCGATCCGCTTTCCGTGACATTGGCGACAAGATATCTGATATTCATCGAGATTTAGCCGTTGGTAGCGAGCGGTTTAAGGGCCAAGTGACTGTGAGCGCAGACGTCCACAAGTTAGAAGGTGACATCAACGACCTGCGCCTAATCGTGACCGATCTTGCAAACACGGTGAGGGTTTTAAGAACCATCGTCTTTGGTGGCGTTGGTATTATTCTTGTTGGTGTATTGACTGCCCTAATCGGCCTAGTTTTAAGCAAATAATAAAAGGAGACCCCATGCGCTTATCCATTCTCATTATCGTTGCGTTGTCCATCGCCTCATGTGGAGGTGAGCGTAAGCAATACGCCAGCGATGCCATTGCTGGTATCGATGCCGCTCGCAACGGGCTAATTGACATCGACACGGTGTATGATCCCGTTGTAAAACTGATAGCATCTAGCGCAGATTCCAAACTGAGCGACCTGCCGAAACCAACCATCCCGCCACGAGAGATTGCCCAGCGAATGGGTGAATACCGTGCGGCAGCGGATCAATCACAGATTGACGTTGGATTCTGGGCCGAGGTACTTGCTTGGGGTGGCGGTGCGCTGGCCCTAGCGCTTGGATTGGCGCGAACCCTTGGCGTAGGTGGCCCATTGGTTGGTGTTGCCGAGCAAATACTATTGTCAAAGCAGACTCGCAAGCAGAAGTTGCGGCAAAAGGACTTGGCTGATGTTGGCGTTATAAGTATCCAACTGATTGAGGCGCTGGACAGTAAAGAGTTGAAAACCGCTATTAGTAAGCAAGTAACGCCAGATCAAGAGTTTGCAATCAAGACAGAGTTGTTACAGCAAGCAAATCCCAATAAGTTAATACTTTAACTTAACTAAATCAATGGTAGCTTAAAACACATGAATACTTTACCCATGTTACCAATGATGCTTTGTGCAAATGGTCTCCATAATGGTGACATTTGCACATTCAGTGGTACGGCAAACTTAATGGCCGCAGGCGCAGGCGCAAATGCCGGGTTGGCTAAGTTTGACATGGATCTGTATAATGGCGGGGCCATGCGGTTTTTCTGGTCTGAATTACCCGTGGTAGTTGACTTGAGCGGCATGAGCCATCGCAATGATTCTCCCGTTTTCCGTGACCATAACCCCAGTCTTCTGGTTGGGCACACTGAGCGAGTATGGATCGAAGGATCTAAATTGCGGGTCTCAGGTGTGATATCTGGTGGGACCACGTCAGCAAACGAGGTGCTCCAGTCATCCAAGAATGGTTTCCCATGGCAAGCATCCATGGGTGCCGAGATCGAAACCGTTGAGGAAGTGTCGAAAGACGCCAGCGTAACGGTAAATGGCACCACGTTCAGCGGCCCATTGCTGGTTGTTCGTAAATCAAAACTAATGGAAGCATCTTTTGTCCCGATTGGCGCAGATGATTCCACCATTGCTCGTTTAATTTCCGCGTCTCGCGGCAGTTCAATTTCACCAAAATCGGCACTGCCGAACAAAGATAAGGGAAAAAACATGAATCCAGAGTTAAAAGAATGGCTGAAGGCGCAGGGTATGTCTGATGCCGATATCAAATCGTTTGATATTGAAAGCCCCACCGGAAAGATGATCAAGGCAAGCTACGATGCTAGTTTGACTTCAAGTGAGCCTGTGCCCACTCCCGCCACCCCTACCAGTATCGTCCCCGATGCCATTCAAGCCCAGCGCGAAACCGCTGCGCTTGAAGCCGAGCGCATTGGTAAGATCAGCACCGTTTGTGCTGGCAATACTTCGATCCAAGCTAAAGCCTTGCGTGAAGGTTGGTCATCCGACCGCGCAGAGCTTGAAGTCCTTCGTGCAAGTCGCGGAAACGATGCCCCTCAAGGAAATGGTGGTAAGATGAAGCCAATTCACGCAAAAGCCCTTGAAGCCTCCGCACTGATTGCGGGTGGTACTGATCCCATGGTCATTGAAAAGACCTATGACGAACAGACCCTAGAGGCCGCTGGCCGTATCGCCAATGAATACGGTGGCATGAACTTGAGTTCATTGTTTCTCGCCGCTGCCCGTCAGAATGGATACACTGGCCACAGCACCAAGGTGAACCGCGAAGTGCTCGAATCGGCCTTTGGTCGGCTGAACGCCTCGGGATTCTCGACCATTGATATTGGCGGGATCTTGTCGAACATTGCCAATAAGTCGTTGCTCAACGGGTTTAATGGTGTTGAGCAATCGTGGTCATCGTTCGCCGAAATTGGAACCGCTAACGACTTCAAAACCATGACTCGTTATCGCTTAACTGCCGATGCGAAGTTTGAACGAGTAGCCAATGGTGGAGAAATCAAATCGGGCACCTTGGGTGAAGAGAGCTACACCAACAAGGTTGAGACCTTTGGTCGCCTCTTTGGTATCTCCCGCCAAGACTTCATCAACGACGATCTTGGTGCATTAACCGCTATCCCCCGTAAACTTGGTCGCGGTGCATCGTTGAAGCTCAACGATGTCTTCTGGGCATCTTGGTTGGATGACGCTGCATTCTTCACCACTGGCAATAAGAACTATATCACTGGTGCAGCCACCGTGTTGTCCATTGCTGGCTTGTCTGCTGCCATCACTAAGTTTCGCCGCCAAACGGACGCTAACGGTGATCCAATGGGCCTTGAACCCGTGTATCTTGTTGTACCACCTGAGTTGGAGGCCACTGCGCGTGAAATCACGAACAGCACCAGCGTGAATAGTGGTGGTGCATCCACTGCCGCGCAAATCCCCAACGCCAATATCTATGGGGGACGATTCCAAATCATTGTATCGTCATATCTGACCAACACTACCGCATGGTATCTTGCCGCTAACCCAATGGATTTAGCATCCATTGAAGTTGCATTCTTGAACAACCGCCGTGTACCGTATGTTGAACAATCAGATGCAGACTTTGCAAACCTTGGCGTCCAGATGCGCGGCTACTTTGACTTTGGTGTATCCAAGCAGGATCACCGCGCTGCCGTCAAGTCGAAGGGTGCAGTATAATAGGATGGTGGGGGGTTTAGTTATTCGACTAAGCCCCCCATCGTTAGCTCAAACACACATTCAATTAAGGAATAAATATCATGTTAGCAATTTACTCTCACCCCGGTGAGTCGATGGAATACACCCCCGGCACTGACGTTGCCTCTGGCGATGTCATTGTTATTGGTGATACCGTTGCCATCGCCGTTCGCCCAATCCCAGCTAATGAGTTGGGTGCCGTTCAAGTCGTGGGTGTTTTCAAAATGCCCAAGGCCGTACTCTCAACCTCTGCCATTGCAATTGGCGTGAAAGTCTATTGGGATGCTAGCGCAGAGGTTGTTACTACCACGGCTTCCACCCACAAGGTTGCGGGGTGGACTCATGCCGCTGCCGCCGCCACCGATCCAACCATCTTCGTCAAGTTATCACGAGTATAATACCCAATAACGGGTAGTTGGATATGAGCGCCCCGGATTGTAGCGATGCAATCCGGGGTATTTTTTTGAAAGCAGGATCTAATGCGACCAAAGATATTACATTTCGTGTGGATTGGCGGGGAGCTACCCACATACGCCACTGATAACATTAAGTTGTTCGTTGATCTAAATCCAGATTACCGGGTGAGAATACACGATGAGTCCACTGAGCTACACCCTAAATTGGTGTCTCAATGGAATGACGACTTGGACCCAGCACAGAAATCAGACCTCATTAGATATTCAGTATTGTATCGAGAAGGGGGTTGGTACTTCGACTGTGACTTTTTCCCATTTAGACCATTGTCAGTTGCTGATACGGGATGGTTGCATGATCGCTGCCTAATCTCCGAGCAAGCGGGCCACAATAGCGGTCGAACTGCACCATACGCAAACGCACCACTGGCATGCGAAGCAAATGACACGGGCATGGCCCTCATAATTGAGGAAGCGTCTAAGGCCGTAAACAAGGAACGTTGCTCGTTTGGCCCACTGGTTATAAAGAAAGTGGTCGAGGCAAACCCACATCAATTTAACGTGATCGATGCAGGGTGGTTTTTCCCATTGGCGATTAGCGACATTAAAACCTGCTACCCCTTGTTGGTCAATCGCGAGCATCGAAGGATGTCCTTGTCATCTAGTGGCTCTGGTGGCCAATGGCCAATTGCAGCGCACCTATGGGCATCCGCTGGGGTTATCCCTGACCGATGCGCAGCGGTGAAGAAGATTGCACTAGTGCAAGCACAGATCAGAGAACAGTGCTTGGATTCGCTATCAGAGGGCTTGGTTGCATGCGGGTACGAGGTGGTTAGGGCGAATAATGCGGTGAAGGCGGGTAAGGTGCTGCCAAGCCTAGTGGTGTGTTGGAACGGTATGCGGGAAGCTAGTTGGTCGAAAATGGCGTTAGACAATAACATACCAATCCTTTATGCTGAATATGGTTTCTTTAACCGTGGGTGGCATAACCAATTTGACACGAAGGGTATTCTCCATCATGCATCATGGGCCAATGACTTTGTAACCTCCGATGAAGGAAAAAAGGCACTCGCCACCCATTGCACACCCGCCCCTGTTCGTGCAAGAACCAGCGGTGACATTCTCATATTGGGGCAATTGACTGGTGACACTCAATTGATTGGTGCCCCGTTGCCGGGTCCAGCGCCACTATGCCGCCAAGTATCGCGCAGTTTGCCAGTTGGGCTAAATGCTACATTTAGATCACATCCATTGGATGCGCAGAGTGCCAGACTACGACACCCAAATATAATCAATCAAGTGGACGGTGCAACTATTGCGGCCAATAGGGATGACTACAGCAAGACAAAGAAAAGCTCATCACTGGCCGATGCACTGGCGTCCGCTCGTTTTTGCATTGCAATCAATAGTAATGCGCTAGTTGAAGCAACCTGTGCAGGAGTGCCATGTCTGGCTTTCGGGCCAAGCCTTGGCATTAATGCGGGTGTGTATCGCAAGGCGACACTGGCGACACTGCCAGACGACATATTGGCCATGCTGCATGGCTGGGAACCAGAGGGCGAGAAAGTGGATGCCTACCTGCAAACCCTTGCCGTTAAGCAACACTCGCACATCGATTTAAGAACCAAATCAACCGTTACAAAATTATTATCACAATTGGGGATTCAACATGACTAATAGATTGCAGATGGGCAGTAACCGACTCGCCGAGCGCATGTTACTTCGCGCTGCCGTTACGATAACCTACAAGCGAGGGGTAATTGAAATCCTCAATGTACGGGCAGTAGTTGGGCAAACCACATTCGCCTTTATGGATATGAATGGGGCAGATCAGCGTATTGCAACCAAAGACTTTGTGATTCAGCGGGGTGATTTGAACATAATTAACCCACCTATGCGCGGGGATAGACTGATACTGGTTGATGGGCTAATTCGATTCACATGTGAAGTATTACCCCCAAACGATGAAGCAGAGTACAAGACACTTGATGGTTTCAATTCTGTGTATCGCATTCATACTAAGGTTGTGAAAGAGGAGGTCATATCGGAATGAGCACCACGTCTATTGTTGCTAGGGATCTGGTGGAGTACCTCAATGCCTATGCTTTTGGCTCTGCCAATCCCTTTGTTGCGGCCTATAGTTGGATGCCAGAACTGGATTTAGTAGACTTGGATGCGCTTAATGTCACCGTCCACCCGCAGGCAAATGAGGTCACGATGGCCGACAGGTCAAGCACCTACGCTGAGTATCAAGTAGTCATATTGATTGCCAAGCGGGTAGTTGGTGATCAAGACGATGATCTAATCATGGACGAACTAGACAGTGTTGCTAACGCCATAAAAGATGCAACTATTAAGATGGTCCTACCAAATGTTAATACTGTATTTTGGTTAAAAACTATCTATGATTCTATTGGTCTACCCGATAAGATTCGTGAAAACCGTCAGTTTACTGCGGTGCTCACAGTAACCTTTAAGGGGCGTATTAGTTGCTAACCTTAAAAGTCGATTTAATGAACCGTGATCAGTTCAAAAAGATCTTCTTTTCTGCCAAAGATCAAAAGGGTGTCTTTGGTAGGCGGGTAGCCGCTCTTTCCCGTTTTGGTGCATACGTAATGACCGATGCGCGGCGATCTGTGCGAAAACGCAAGAAAATATCCGAACCGGGGGATGCCCCTAGTTCGCATGTTGGATTGCTACGAAGTTTCATCCACTTCGGTAAAACCGATGGCAATCGGTCAGTTGTTATTGGGCCTGCTGCCATTAATGGGCAAAAGCTGAAGGGTACGCCACGACTTTTAGAGTATGGCGGATCTAGAAGGCAAATGCTGTATAGTAGCAAGAAAGTAATGACTAAGCGGGTAAAAGGTAAGCGCAGACGATCCTACATTAAACGAACCAGAATTGGCATGGGCACTGCCAACTATCGTGCCCGTCCTTTTATGCGACCTGCATTTAAGCGCACTCTCGACAAGCACTCAACAACCGACTGGCTCAAGTCAGTCTTATAAAAAGGAAGATCAGATATGTCATACACACTAGGCATGAATGCCAAACTATACTACAAAGTAGGCGGGGTCGCCGCAAGCGGTGCATGGGTCGAGTTGACCAATTGCACTGACGTAACCCTTAATATGACCAAGGCAGAAGCAGACGTTACCACTCGCGGTAATGCTGGCTGGCGTGCAACGGTAGGTACGTTGAAAGATGCATCTATTGATTTTGAAATGATCTGGGACAACAGTGATGCGGGTTTTAGTGCAATTCAGAATGCATTCCTCGATAACACTGTTATTGGCATTGCTGCCCTTGATGGTCCAGGTGTGCTTAGCTCCAGCACTGCCACCGGGTTGATCATGGATACGAACGTATTTGACTTCACTCGCGCTGAACCACTTGAAGATGCACTAAAGGCAACTGTTAATATCAAATCTGCATACAGTGCTACCGCACCCGAGTGGACTACGATAGGACTAAACTAATGAGCTTTAAGGATGCGAACGGGACCCAGTGGGATACTTCCGTAACGGTTGGGAGTATTCGACGGGTGAAGGGTGTCACGGGGGTTGATCTGGCCAACATCTTCGATGAGAAGGTGTATGGTCAATTAGTCTCTGACCCCTTTATGTTGATCGATGTTATTGTTGCACTCATTAAACCACAACTTGATGAGCGAGACGTGAAGGAAGATGCGTTTGCCGAGCTTTGCAATGGATCAACCGTAGAATTAGCAACCGAGAGCCTTATGCGCTCGATTGCGGAGTTTTTTCCCGCCCCAAAACGGAAACCGCTCCTGCACATTTGGGAGCGGAGTCAGGAGAGTCAGCTGAAGATGGGGGAACTGGCGATCCAGAAGATCGATCAAGTGATGGATCACCAAGAGAAAGAAATGGCGGAAAAAGTGGAAAAAATGGACCCATCGACGTTTGGGAGTTAATTTGGAAATGTGCCGGAGTCGTAGGCATGGACCCATTGCCGTTCACGTTGCGGGAGTTGATGATAATGTCAACAGCAAAACAAGATGGTGATGACATGCGCAATGCGGCACTTATGGCACTGATAGCAAACGGTAAGCGGGATGCGAAGAAAACCCCACGGGCATATTCCCCAAAGGATTTCATGCCTCAAAGGACGACTGGTAAGTCTGAAAAACCACAGGGTACTATGGACGATTTGAAACGAGCATTTATCCGAAACTAAGAAAGGGGTGACAAATGTCAGTGCAGTCAATTAAAGCAGGAAAGGCATTTGTCGAGCTTGGGGTTAATAACAAGGCGTTGCTAAAAGGGTTACAACGCGCTCAAGCTAGGTTGGAGTCATTCGCCTCAAGTGTTGGTGCAATGGGTGCGAAGATGCAGTTCATGGGTGTGGCCATGGCTGCACCTTTTGCATTTGCTATTAAGGCGATGTCTGATTTAGAATATGAAATGGCATCATTAAGAGGTGCTGCAAACCCGACCCTTGAAGAGTTTGAGCGTATCAAAAAGTCAATTACGGGAGTGTCCGAGGTCACTGGTGTATTTGAAAAAGACGTAGCCAAAGCATTTTCTGAATTGATCAAGGCGGGTCTGCCCCTTGAGGCAGTACTACAAGATGTTGGTCGCGCTGCGATTGAGTTTGCCGAGGTGGGCGCGTTAGATTTTGAAAAGGCGGCGGTCATCATGACCAATGCCATTAACTTGTTTGGGGGTGAGGTTGGTTCTGCGGCTGGGGTGATTGACCTGCTATCCGCTGCGGCAGATGCATCGACAACTGATATTCGCAGCATTGCGGCATCCTTCAAAACGTCAGCAACGGTGTTTAAGCTGGGCAATCAGAACCTAGAGGACTTATCGGTTAGTATTGCACTGATGGCCAATAGCGCACAAGCCGCCGAGAATGCGGGTACTGTGCTCAAGACGGTAATGAGTAGGTTGACTGCGCCCTTAACCACAGCAGAGGGACAATTTGAGAAGTTAAACATCCAGCTTCGCGATGCTGCGGGTAAGATGTTACCAATGGAGACGTTGGTTTATAACATGAGTAATGCGTTTAAGGATTTGAACGATGAAGCGAGAGACAGGGCGTTCATGGATATCTTCGGCGGTGAAGGTATTCGTGGCGCACAGGTATTGTTTGACAAAGAGGGTCTCGATAATTTCAAGAAAATGAAAGCGGCAATGAAAGAGGCGCTTACCGTTCAAGAAAAATATGCACTGTTAATGCAAGCCACAAAGAAGCAGGCCGATTTGTTGTGGGCATCCATGAATAGACTATCGATTGCAGTTGGTTCCGCATTGGCCGATCCATTGAAGACCACATATTTCCTTCTACGAATAGTAACCGAACAAATGAAGAAATGGGTAGTTGAGAACCCAAAAGTGATTAGAGTAATTGCGGCAACTGCGGTTGGCGCCATGGTGCTTGGATCGGCATTACTCGCACTAGCCCTTGTAATAAAACTAACGGCAGTGGTGGTAGGGGTGTTGGCAATCCCATTTCTGATACTAAACAATGTCATGGTTGTGGTGAAGGTCACGGCTGGTATGCTAGGCGCGGCATTGTTGGGACTCGGGAAAATGGCAATGGTGGCTGCAATGCTCATATCATCCACACTAGTGCGTGCGGTGCTTCTCGCTAAATCGTCACTTGTATTGTTGGGTAGAGCGGTGCTTCACGCTAAATCGTCACTTATATTGTTGGGTAAAGCGGCAGTCCACGTAGCTGCGAAGGTTGTCGCGGTACTCAACATAATGACGTTTGGTGCGCTCAAATTTGCGATATCATTCGTGACATCAATGGCTGTAACCACAATTGCGGCAATCAGCAAGTTTGTCGTGTCAATGACGCTAATGGCCAAGGCAATTCTAGTGTCACTCACCATAACGGCGCTTGGTGCGATCAAGTTTGCGACATCATTCGTGACCTCAATGGCTGTAACCACAATTGCGGCAATCAGAACGTTTGTCACGTCAATGATGCTAATGGCCAAGTCAATTGTAGGGTCACTCGCCACGATGGCAGTTTCAGCGGTCATGTTCGCGATAAACTTCACTGCATCAATGATTGCAGCGGTCGCTTCGGGTACGCTGGCATTGGGTATGCTTGCGTTGAAAATACTAGCGCTGGCAGGGATATATGCTGCCCTTGGCGCTATCATTGGCATAGCTTTGGCTGCAATTGGTTGGCTTATTAGTTCGTTTTTTACTTGGCTGGGATCGGTTATCACCGCCGCCTTTAAAGGCATAATGCAGGCAGTGGGCAACGCCACGGGCGCAATTATTGATTTCGTTGTCTCAATGGTCAATATGGTGGGCGAGGCGTTGAGGGTGTTTGGTGAAATGGTTACGTCATCGCTCAAGGCCAGCGTTACTTTGGCAAAGGGCCTTAGTAGCAACTTCGTAGGGGTTGCCAAGGTGGTGTCAAGCTCTTACGATGCTATGAGCATGGCCGTTGGCGACTTAGCAGAGGCCACACAGCTTGCCTATAGCAAAATGGTTGATGCATTCAAAAACGGCAACATAGAAGCTGCCATTGAGATATTGTGGACTTATTTGGAATTCGTTTGGGATGCGGGGGTGGCCACATTGAAAATGTTGTGGAGTAGCCTATACTCCACCGTGTTGGCTGCGGCTAATGCGGGGTGGGCATCCATAGTCGAGGTCGCTCACTCGGCATACTTTGCAATTTCGGATGGTTGGGATCGCATGATGACTTGGATGCATAATAAATTATCGGGCTTTGTAAAAGTTTCTAAAAAGATATGGAACGGGTTGAATGCGTCAGCACAGCTAAATTATATCTACATAGAGAGTGCGATTAAGGGTAGGTCAGCGGAAGATGTTGCCACATTAGAACGTGCAGTGCAGTCAGAATATGTGGCAAGGAACGCTGCTGCCGATGCAGAGGGGGCCAAGACCCCAGAACAACGCACGAAAGAAATGGAAGAACGATCCGCAGCAAGACTTGCCAGGCTAAGTGCGGCGTTAATCGCAAATGATGAGAAATTGGCGGCTAAACTAGCCGAGATACAGGCAGCTAATGCGGTCTCGCTCGGCGAGCAACTTGATGCTATTAGCAAGGCTAAGATTAGTCACAAAGAGGCAATGGACGCAATAAACACCGATGCACCAGAACGATCAGAGGATACGTCTTTCAAAAAAACACAGGAAGAGTTAGACAAGATGCTGGCAGACCTCAAAGCCGAAATGGATGCTGCATTAAAGGATGCAATGGGCGGTGCAATGGATGGTGCAGCACAGGCCAAGGCGATGGTTGAGAGTCGCGGAACGTTCGATACAAACACACTCGGTCGTATGGGCTTCGCCACTAAGATGGAGGATGCCCAGAAGGAATCGAACAAGTACCTTAAAAAGATATCTGACAAGGTAACAGGTATGGAATCATTTACTTTTCAATAGGATATAATAATGCCAGTAACCGTAACCGAAAAATACAACAGTCGTTCTAAAAACACGGCTGGCTCGTTTGAATACACTAGTACCTCAACTGGCCCAGTTGGTGCCACTGTGATTAGAACCAAATCCATAACGGTTGAGTATATAGTTATGGGCGCGGAGGATGTAACCGAGGCAATAGCGGAAACGTTTGCACAGGTGCCAGCAACAGAGGACGATATTGGTATTTCGACAATAACATGCAACGAGGAAGCGGTAGAGGGTGCGGCAACAACTGGCATTGGTGGCGTGCACGTTACCGTGGTTACTTACTCTTCGTCCAAGAGAGCGGGTGGTAATAATGGCGGGGAGGAGGCTGGTGATGGTGCAGATACGTTTACATTCGACACCAGCGGTGGCACCACCCACATAACGCAATCACTCGATACGATAGATTATGGTAGTCTGACATTTACGCCATTACCCGCTGCCGTTGGTACTGCGGGTGCAATAAATGCGGACGGTGAGACGGTGCATGGTGTTGATATCGTAACCCCATCGTTTAACTTCACTGAAACCCGCTGGGTGAGTACCCTGACCGTAGATCAAACATATAAACTACTCGTATCAGAATTGACAGGAAAGGTTAATAGTGAGCCGTTCCGTGGGTTTGCGGCAGGTGAAGTATTGTTCCTTGGCGCAAACGGAAATCGGTCGCAGGGTAGCGTTAATTGGCAGATAGTATATTCATTCTCCGTCAAACGTAACAAAACCAATATCGTAATAGACGCTACGACTATTGATGAAAAAGATGGATGGGATTATTTGTGGCTTCGATATGAGCACACCCTCCCCCCCTTGGCGGTTTCCATTTATCTGAAACCAGCATCATATTATATCGAGCGTATTTATGAGCGAGGTGATCTAAACGATTTAGGCATACCTGTACCAGAAGCGACCCCATACGGTCAGTAAGGATTATTGTGGATTATACACCTGTTTCCCCCGGTCAGCGTTTCGGAATAAAAGCCAGTGAATGGAATGATGTACGAAAGTCAGCAAAAGAAGTCCTCGGCGGGAGGTTAGACGTACGTGCAGCAAATGGCAGCACCACTGCACGGCCAGATGCTGGCAGAATCAGGGTACGCAACATGCAAGAGGATGGGGTGTTACCAGTGGGCAGCGTGGTCTGCCTTGGTCCATCTTCGCTATCTGATCCGTCCCTTGACGGACAGTTACCCGTTCGCATATATTTTGACACTGCCGACCCCGGTTCATCTAGTAATTACGCAATACTTGAGCAACCATTAGAAGAAGAGGGTGTTGGATCAGCGATCATATCGGGAATGGGGTACGCACGTATAACGGCAGATGACGACACTGCGACAACTGCACGGGTGGCATCGGACGGATACACGTTGTTGCCGGGTGGTGATTTACCGTTATTGTGGGTTGAGCCAGATACGTCAGTTGTCCCAGAAGAGCGATGGTGCATAGTCCAGATAGGCGGTATACCTGCCCCTAAGTTAGATGTAATCGTTATGGGTGGCGGCAATAGCTTAGGCACATTTGGCGCTACGGAATACTTTGGTCTATGGGCATCGTACTCCAATGCTGCCATTGAAACGGTCCCTACGGCAGTCCCCACTGCGATTGATGCGGTCTATGCCAACGGCCTATCCGCAGGGCTATTAAATGGTGTGTTGGTGTGGTGTGCTGCCAGAACCCTCGTTGCAACCGTTACAGCACTCGATAAAATGCTTACTGTACCCGAGGGGGTAAACGTTATATCGTACAGAAGCATACAGGTTCCAATAGACGCATCAGATCCCGTAGAATTTGCAACCGTTTACCTAATGGGACTTGTTTAATATGACGCATGATGTATATATAACAGGGAATAGTAGCCTCACCGACTATGGTATTACTTGGGTTAATCCCCCGCTTATGCTGGGCTATAACTTCGAAACTTTGCCAAACCCATCACCTACATTAAATTCCTATAGTTACCATGCTGCGTTGGGTGAAACTAGGTTATACAAACCTAACTCCCCGATGAATAAACCATTCATCCCCGCCCCACCATCGAGCACTTCGTTAGCTGGGACTCCGTGGGCGAGATCTAATGGAGATACTGATTATCGCGCAACCTTTGGAAGAGTGGAAATGGACTCAGCCATGGAAGCAAAATTCTTTGTAAAACCCAGTATATATTATTGCGGGAGCGCGGTGTGGAATAGTGGCCGATTCTATTCAATGCCTGCGACAGTTCCCGATAATTGGATAGTTGAAACTTC